AAAAAATATTGTAATTGTTCCTGTTGTGGCAGCAATCATAGCCGGAACATTTACATCGGTAAGATATGTATTATCTTTAACAGATACTATTACAGCTAATCAAGAAACTATTATTAAGATGGAGTCTAAACTAAGTAGCTCCACAGCAGATATTAACGACCTTAAACAAAGACTGTCCGCAGCTGAGGCCACATGGACAATGGCAGAAAATTTATATAGACAACTAGCAGATACAGTAAGGGATCACACCTATGACCTTAAAGACCTTACGAGATAATTTATTATGGATCGCATTCTTTCTTTGCGTTGCAACTTATGTGCAAGCAAGAAATGAATATCTAAATGACTATAATACCTGTGAAAGGGGTAGTTGGGAAACTTATACAGAACTTCGACAACAAGAATATAAAACAGGCACGAGTGATGAGTATCAAAATCAAGTGTTAGGTTTTAGATTTAGAATGCCTTTAGGTGCTGTGTGTGATGATGAGTACATTGCAGAAATGCAGAAGAAAAATAAGTTAAAGACTCAACTTGAACTTATAAAAGAGTGTAAAAGAATACCAAACATTAGTCCCCCTCCTGTAGAATTTGCAGAGTTATTTAACATGTGTAATAAATTAGGAGTTGTTAAGTTTATTGATAAAAAACCAGAGGGTAGTCATTGGGATAATTTAAAGATACAATATTTAAAAGACAATCCTGATGTGGTTATTTTTGAAGGAGCAATGCCAAAATGAAATTAAATGAAGGTACAAAAGTAAGCACAGATCTTAAGACGATTTTATCGATTGCAGCAGGTGTTGCTGTTGGTGTGTGGGCATATTTTGGTTTGCACGAAACGCTCAATACTCACGCCACAAAAATAGAGTTAATGCAGAAAGACTTAGAGCAAAACTCAGAGTTTAGAATTAAATATCCAAGAGGTGAGTTAGGTCAATCAGCTGGAGAAGCAGAGCTATTTATGATTGTAGAGCACGTTAGTGGTTTATTAGAAGATGTAGAGGCAGAAATTAAGGGTATGAGAAATAATGCTGTAAACATAGAATTTTTAAAAAAAAGAACTGAGAAGTTAACTGAAGATGTAGAAAAAATAATTAGAAATGGGAACGGTCATTAATGATAGAAACTGTATTCGCACTTATTTTAACTTTAAACGGTTCAATGATAGAACATACGTACAAAACGAGTCTCAGCGATTGTTTGAAATCCAAGCGCCTGGCTCAAAACGAGGTTAATCCAGAACGAGTTGTGTTTACTTGTAAGAAAGTGAAAGCTAAAACAGAGGTATACATGAATCGAAAGAAAATTTTAAGTATAATAGAATAATGGAAAATTACTTAGTAGAGCCATTTTTACCAATCAACACAATAATAGCATTTTTATTATTATGTTTTATAATTTATTTAGGACTTAATGATAAATGAAATACATGCTAATAATATTTATATGCTCACAGATTCAAAGTGAGTGTTACAAACCCTTAATTTTAAATGAAGAATTTAATTCGAAATATGATTGTTTGCATCAAGGTTATATGGAATCTCAAATTCTTTTAGAAAATATAGGAAAAGATCAAGTTAATGAAAATGGTTTAATAATAAAATTTAATTGTAAAGAAAAAATTAATCAAAATATATGAAAAAAAATTTACTTGTACATAAACATTTAATTATTAGAGCAGAAGCAAGTAAACCTCCAACTGATGAAGAACGACTAAAAGAGTGGATGACAAGATTTATTAAGTCTATTAAGATGCGCGTATTTATGGGACCTTATGTTAAATATTGTTATATGGAAGGTAATAGAGGAATAACAGCTGTTGCTATTATTGAAACATCACATATTGCAATGCACATTTGGGATGAGCCTAAACCAGCATTATTACAAATGGATGTATATTCTTGTGGAGAGTTTAATGAAAAAGATATATGTAATAAAATAATGAAAGATTTTGACATACATAAAATTGAATATAAATATTTAAATAGAGAAACTGGTTTACACGTTATACCTTAATTAATATGGCTTACTTAAATCTTAACATTCCAACTATTTATGCTAAAGTAAAGAAAGAATACTTATATGATTTGGATCCTAAATATAAAAAAGAAAGTTTGGATTGTATTATCTTTGGTTTGGCAAGCCTTACGGGTAAATCCCTTTTATTTCATTGCATGTTACCAAACGGTGCGTGCTATTGGCGTTTGCCTATCTCAGCGTTTTTCCAAAAATCGTTTCATAGATCCGAAGTGCCGGATATGTCAGTTGACGAGCTGGAACTGTGGAACTGTTTTAGTTATTATCCTAGTATTACTGAATTTGATTTTTTAGGAGGAATGAGAGGAAAGTTTTTAGGAAAAGATAAAAAATTTTATAAGGGAGAATATTTATTTACAATAGATTGGGGGACACCTGAAGTTAATGAAATTGATACTGAACATTCTGAAATACCTCAAGAACATAAGTGTGCACATATACTGGAACTTGATAACGGTAATTATGCTGCTCAGCCTAATAATCGTATTTTGTGGAGCATTTCTAACTATACTACTGATAGATCTTGGCCAGACTATAAAGTACAAAATACTTATTGGAGTGTTGAAAATAAAGACTGGATTACAGAAGATACAGACAAAATGTTTTACCAAATAGAGGAGGAAAAAGATGAAACTAACAGCTAACATAACTCTCGATGAGTTAACTAAGTCTCAAACTAGTGAGAGAAAGGGTATTAACAACAACCCTAACCCAAAACAAATAGAAAATTTAAAAGCATTAGCAGTAAATATATTACAGCCAGTACGATCTCATTTTGACAAACCACTTATTATATCCAGTGGGTTTCGTTGTGCTCAGCTTTGCGTAGAAATTGGTAGCAGTGTGAACAGCCAACATGTGGCGGACGATAATGCAGCTGCAGCAGATTTTGAAATACCTGGTGTAGACAATAGAGAGCTAGCTCTTTGGATTAAATCAGAATTAGAATTTGATCAGCTGATACTTGAATTCTATCGTGATAATGAACCAACTTCAGGCTGGATACATTGTAGTTATTCTACAGATCATAACAGAAATCAATCGTTGCGTGCTTATAGAGAAGATGGTAAAGTAGAGTATAAACCATGGCTAGTATAATATGGCAATAACAAGAGGATCTATACCTAAACAAATCGAAGGCAAAATGAGAGGTGCCAGAGATGAAAAAGAAAAAAAACGTAGAGTTATCAAAGCTATTAAACTTAAAACAAATCCTAAATTCAAATCCAATCGCAAAAATCGTAAGGTCTAGTTTCTTTTCACCAAAAGTGATACAATCTAAAAAGTTGTACAACCGCAAAAAGGAGAGAAATAACACTCTCAAAGCGGCCGCTAAAAGAGGAGAATAAAATGACAAAATTATGTCCGAGAGGAAAGGCAGCAGCAAAGAGAAAATTCAAGGTATATCCCTCAGCATATGCTAACGCATACGCTAGTAAAATTTGTGCTGGTAAAATTAAAGATCCATCTGGAGTAAAAAGAAAAGACTTCAGAGGACCTAAGCCAGCTAAGGATGGTAAATTTTTTACAAAGCCAGGAATGCAAACAAGAAAAGGTTCTGGTAAAAATAGATTTAAACCTACACAAAAAAGGGAAAGAGTAGATATTAAAGTACCATTAAAAGCAGTGACTGGAACATTTGCTAGTAAAATGCAACCTTATAATGGTAGTTATGTACAAGGTGATTTAGCTGGACAAAAAGTTTCTAACCCTAGCTTAAGAGATTATTACAAAGATTTAATTGAATAATGGGAAAGAGAAAAATATTACCTGATTATTTAAAAGGCACTACAGTGGGTGGTGGTGTAAACATTTATGATGACGAATATGTTACTTCACCTAGAGTAAATTTAAATATAAAAAAGAAAGGTGTTACCGTTGGTGTGAAAGGTGAAAAGCCTCTTAGTAAAATTAGTAAAGAAAATATAAATAGTATTTTAGGTTTAAATATTACAAAAGAAGGAAAAAATTCTATCTTTGGTATAGAGGGAACTAAACAAGGTAAAAGTAAAAATATAGGATTCACTTTTCAAAAGAGTTTTAAAAAAGGAGGGCTTAAAGAATGGTTCAAACAAAATTGGGTAGATATTGGGAGCAAGCGAAAAGATGGTTCATTTGCAAAGTGTGGTCGTTCAAAGCAACTTGCGGATGCAAAACGGAAGTATCCAAAATGCGTGCCTCTAGCGAAAGCAAGAAGAATGACAGAAAGTCAAAGAAAATCTGCCGTTGCCAGGAAACGGGCCGCTGCCAATGTGGGACCTAAACCAAGAAATGTTAAGACATTTACTAAGAAATACTATGGTGGTATGATCGACGTATGAGCAAATTTAAGAGAAAAGATAAACAAACACAACTTCAAGGAAAAAAGGTAAAGATATTTGATTTAGCACCAACAGGTGTTTTTGGGAGATTAAAAATAAAAGATTTTAAAGGAGCCAAAAGTTTGATTAAAAAAGGAAATAAAATAGGCGGTGTAATAAAAGCTAGCGATGGAGTAAGTGTATCTCCTAAATTATCTGACTATACAAAAAATTTAATTGGTAAGACTGATCAAGGAATTGGAAAAGGTATTTCAAAAACAAAAAGTATTTTAGCAAATGTTAAAGAAAAAATTGCTAAAGCAGGTGAAATTATGAGAAAAGGTCCAGGTGCAGTGACGTCAGGTAAATCTACATCTCCATCCATATCTCTTACTAAAATTGATAAAGTAGCAAAGGCCACAAAGTCAAAAGCATTAGTAACTGGTAGAACAGCTAAATTATTTAAAGCTGCTAGATTTGCAAGAGCCGTAACACCAATTGGATTGGCTGCGACTGCCATTGCTGCAGGTGTAAAGAAAAGAGATCCAAAAGCAGTTAAAAGAGAAAGAGATTTTTACAAAGGTAAGAAATATAAAGATGTGGGTTTTGAGTCTATGATGGATTACGCAAAACCAAAAAGAAAAGGCGGAGTTATATCTTACAATAAAGGAGGATTTAATTATGCCATTAACAAAAAAAGGTAAAGAAATTATGAAGTCCATGGAAGAGCAATATGGTAAGAAAAAAGGCAAAAGTATTTTTTATGCATCAAAAAATAAAGGTACTATTAAAGGTGTAGAGAAAGCATCTTTAGGAATAATGATTGGAAAAAAAGCAATGGAAAAGTCTAAAGAAAAAACAGGGACTATTTTACCATTAGGTCTTTCTGCTTTTTTAGAAAGTAACAGAAAAAAATTAAAATATGCTAGAGCAGATAAAGGAAAAATGATAAAAGTTAAAAAAGTTAAAGGAGCTTTAGAAAAAGCTTCTAAATTACATGCTGCGCAAGCTAAAACTTTAGGCACTGTTTTAAAAGCAGCAGGTGGTGGATTAAAGGAAGCAACAAAAAAATTAAAAGCACAAGGATATAAAGGAGGAAATATGGCATTAAAAAAAATACCAGAGGGACCAAAAGGTGCAGGTCTAAGAGCTTTAAAAGCAAAGAGACCTGAAGTAACTAGGGAAATGGGTTTTGCAAAAAAAGGTAAAATCATGAAGGCCGCTATGGGCAAATCTGTAAGAGGATATGGAGCTGCAAGAACTTCAGGATCAGGTTTACAAGATGAACAATTAATACCAGGAAAGTCTTTAGATTATTATAAAGACCTAATGTAATGAATTATGGCTACGTCAGGAACTACAGCATTCGATTTAAATATCGATGATATCATTGAAGAAGCATATGAGAGATGTGGGATACGGACTAATAGTGGAAAAGATTTAAAATCAGCAAGAAGAAGTTTAAATTTATTATTTTCAGAGTGGGGCAACAGAGGAGTTCATCTTTGGAAAGTACAACTAAATGAAGTTGCATTAGTTGCAGGAACGGCTACTTATTCTGTAGCCAGTAATGTTAGCGATGTCTTAGAGGCATACATATCAACTACAAATGCAGCAGGTAACACGTCTTCTACTAATGATATCTCTTTAACTAAAATTGATAGATCAGCATACGCAGCTCTACCCAATAAATTACAAACAGGACAACCATCACAATATTTTGTTGATAGACAAACTACACCAACAATTAATTTATACTTAGCTCCTGATGCGGGTACATTTACTACGCTTAAATTTTACACTATTAATAGAATAGAAGACGCTGGTGCTTATACAAATCAAGCTGATGTTTCTTATAGATTTTTACCATGTATGTGTTCTGGGTTAGCTTATTTTTTATCTATGAAAAAATCACCAGATAAAATACAAACTTTAAGATTAGTATACGAAGATGAATTACAAAGAGCTTTAACTGAAGATGGTCAAAGAACGTCTGTTTATATTACACCACAAACTTATTTTGGAGATGGAGTATAATGCCGTACGCAAGAGGAAAAAGATCAAAAGCTATTTCAGATAGATCAGGACAAGCTTTTCCATATAGAGAAATGGTAAAAGAATGGAATGGCTCTTTAGTGCACATATCAGAATTTGAAGCTAAACATCCACAACTTGATCCTCCTTATCATAAAGCGGATCCAATAGCTTTATTGAATACTAGATCACAAGATTTTCAACAACCTGAAACAGTAAACGGTGCGGTTGCATCTTCAGGTGGTCAAGGTATGATTACTGCAAATTTAAGTTTACCAGGTGATTTTGCTTTTCAAGTTTTTAATCAAGAAGTGACTGGAGATGGTATTACTACTTTAGTCTCATCAATGACACCTCGTGATCCTTCTTTACAAAATACAAGAAGAGAAGCATCTGCTTTATTAGGAAACGTAACAGTGAGTATTTCATAATGGCTATAACATATTCAAATTTTTTGACACAAGTTAGAAACTATACAGAAGTAGATAGTAATGTTTTATCAGATACATTACTTGATCAGTTTATTAGAAATACTGAGTTAGATATAGCTGGTAAAGTTGATTATGACGATTTAAGAAAATATGCAAACTCAAATACAACAAGTGGAAACAGATATGTTTCTATGCCATCTGACCTTTTGATATTAAGATCTGTACAGATTATAAGTTCAAATGTAAGGGATTTTTTAGAGAAAAGAGACACTAGTTTTATATCTGAATTTGCTCCAAACGATACAGTTACTGGCACACCTAAATATTTTGCTAACTGGGACGAAACAAATATATTACTGGCACCCACGCCTAATGCAGCCTTTGATATTCAAATTAATTATATAAAAGATCCACCACATTTTGATAGCTCAACTAATACATTTTTATCTGAGCATCAGGAAGGTTTACTGCTTTATGGTGTCTTGGTTGAGTGTTTTTCTTTCTTAAAAGGACCCACAGATCTTTACAACCTATACAGACAAAGGTATGATGAGAGTATGCAAGCTTTTGCTGTTCAACAAATGGGCAGAAGAAGAAGAGGCGAATTTGACGATGGAGTTCCTAGACTAAAAGTAGAATCTCCATCACCATAAAATTAATTAAGGAGATAAAATGGCTATAACAACCAACGCAATATGCAACAGCTTCAAAAAAGAACTTTTAGAAGCTACTCACAACTTTAGTAACCCAGGCGGTAATTCATTTAAATTGTCAATGTACACTAACTCGGCTACTTTAGGAAAATCAACAACATCTTTTACTACAGGTAATGAAGTATCTTCACCTTCAGGTGGTTACTCATCAGGTGGTAAAGCACTTGTAAACGCAGGAACGTCTTTAGCTACTAACACAGCTATCACAGACTTCGCTGATTTATCGTTTGTCGGTGTAACAATTACAGCAAGAGGTGCTTTAATTTACAATGACACTAACTCTGATAAAGCTGTAGCGGTATTAGATTTTGGTGGTGATAAAACTGCATCTGCAGGAACATTCACTATTCAGTTCCCAGCATTTACAACGAGTGCAGCAATATTGAGAATCGCATAATTTAAAAGGAGGGCCAGGTGGCAGATCAAACAGTTAACGTCACGTCGCCTGGTATTCCTACTACATGGGGAGAAAGAACCTGGGGGGATGCTTCCTGGGGTCAACAAACAGGATTAGTTACAGACTTTGGAACTGCTTCGGTTACAGCAGGAGCTAATGTAGGTGTAACAGGACGAGCTGCAGGAACGAGTATTGGTTCTGTATCATTTGACATTGGTGTTACAGTAGCAGTTACAGGATCTGCAATCACTACAACAATTGGAAATGAATCTATTGGTCTTGGCATTCAACAAGACGTAACAGGAAGTTCAGCTTCTACATCCACAGGATCAGTTACAATTGAACCTACTCAACTTATAGGACAAGGTTGGGGTAGAAGAACTTGGGGCAACTTAGTATGGGGTGGTGCTTTTTCTGCTATTGCACAAGGTCAATCTTTAACGGCATCACAAGGAAGTGCGGTTGCAAAAACTGATGTAACTTTATCTGTAAGTGGTTTTAATTTATTAACAATAACTCAGGGCATAAGTTCTTTAAAAATTGATGGTAATATTACCATCCTTGCATCTGAACACGGCTTAGACACATCTATAGGATCTACATCACAAACTGGTTTAGCAAATGTAAGTCCTAGTGGTATTGCAGCTTCTACAAGTATTGGTCAAGTTGTACCAGAGCCTAAAATTCCAGTAGATGTAACAATGTTTGCTATGTCTCTATCATTAGGGACGTTTAGTTTAGTACAAACCACTACCGAGTCAGTAACTACAGCTGGATTATTAACCGGTTCTGTAGGATCTATTACTCCAGTATCTGTTTACAGTGTAACAGGACAATCTTTAACTGGCTCTATTGGTCAAGTAGCAATAACTGGTGGTGCTGGAGTTGATGTTTCTGGTATAGGCTTGACAGCAAATATAGGTTCAATTAATGTAACTGCATGGGCAGAGATTGACCCTGGTGTAAATAATGTTTGGACAACAGTTGATCGAGCTGCTTAATTTTGTTAAAATAGGAGATATATGGCATCAAGTTTTTCTACAGATTTAAAATTAGAACTTATGGTAACTGGCGAAAACGCTGGTACATGGGGTGATAAAACAAATACGAATTTAAATTTAGTACAACAAGCAATCGCAGGTTTTGAACAAGTAACATTATCAAGTGGTGGTACTCTAGCCTTAGTCATGAGTGACGCTGCATTATCAAATGCAAGAAATATGGTAATAAAATTTGCAACAGCTTCTATAGCTGCTAGCACAATTTGTACTATACCTGACAGTATTGAAAAATTTTACATATTTGATTGCACAGGATTAACAAATCCAACTAACTTAACAATAAAAACAGCTTCAGGATCAGGTTTTTCTCCAGACAGAGCAGCCATATTTGCTGCTTACGCTGACGGAACAAATTTAAAAGAAATATCTTTAGACACTTTAGGCGGTACTATTGGTACTTTACAAGTTGCAGATGATGCTATTACTGCAGCTAAAATTTCAAACAATGCCGTAATTACCGCTGGAATTTTACAATCTAATGTAACTCAAAATAAATTAGCAACTAATTCTGTTGGCACAGCACAACTAAAACAATCAAATGTAACTTTAACAAAAATGGCAGCTAACTCAGTTGGGCCAAGTCAATTACAATCAACTGCAGTAACAGCTGGAACTTACACAGTAGCTTCAATTACAGTAGACGAAGATGGTAGACTTACAGCAGCATCTACAGGTTCAGCTGGAGGAGCTAATATGGAACTAGCTCTTTCTTCAGCAACTGGTACTGCAACATCATACACTGCACAACCAAATGCTAATTTCGCTCATGTTTATATGATAGGTGGTGGCGGAGCTGGTAGAACAGGATCAGGAGATCCTGATGGTGGACCAGGTGCTTTTGGTTTGCTTAGAGTTCCAATAGGTTCACATCCTTATACTGCAAACTTCTCAGTTGGAACGGGAGGACCGACAGCAGGTGGAGGTCAACCAAGTAACGATACAACATTTACTACACCTGCCCCAGCAACCTTTACAGCTGGCGGAGGATCGCTTGCTTCTCAAGCATCTCCGAATCAACCTTATGTACAAGGAGCAGCTGGAACTTTAAGTCCATCTCCTGGTTTTGGAAGAGACTATACACCTTTATTAGCGGATACAACTAGTCCTAATACACAAGCTAGTGGGTTTATTGGATTTCCAATAAATTTAACAGGTCAAGGATTAGGTGGAGATGGGGGAAACCAGGGACCTAATACTCGAGCAGGCGCAGGCGGTATAGTGGTAATTTTAGAAAATACTGGAGAATAATTATGGCAAAACTAAAATTTGTAAAACATGATCCAAAAAAATCTTTTAAAATTGCTGACACAGAAGAGCATTTAAATAAAATAACAAATCTTAATCACCTAGATACAATTCATGAAATTGATGATTCAAATTGGGACAAAATAAGAAAAGAAACTGTAATACTAGAATTAGTTGATGGTGAGATAACATACACTGATGAAGTAGTAGGTGCATACGATGGAAAATTTGAAGAATTATTACAAGAAAGAATTGATCTTTTCCAGGGCTGGTGGAAAGGTAATCCACATATTTATAATGAGGAATGGGATCAAAAATTTACAGACTATATTTCAAATATGAAAGAGCTATTAGCAGATTCAACTCTTCATGTTGATAATAAAACTTTTAATGAGATTTTATCAGAAAATGGAAAAAGCATACTTTGTCATTACGAAGTGGCCTTTTAATTGACATCTAATTATCATAACTATATAAACAGTTATGTTCGAAAACATAATCAAATTTTCAGCTAGAAAAGATTATATAGAAAGAATTTTTCCAGAAGACTATCCAGAACCCGTTGTAAAAAATATACCTAATTGGTTTAAAGACTTAGAAGCAAAAGATCCTCATACAATAAAAAATTGTATGCCTTTTTTAGATGCTCTTAGTTATGGTTATATTTTAAAAATGCCACAAGATATGGATTTAAAGCATGGTTTTCAAGAAGATAAAAAAAAATATGATAGTGAAAGAAAGTATTCTTTAAATAACCCACAATTTTTAAATTATGCGCATGAAACAAAACACAATGATATTCATCCTTTAACTCAAATTAGTGGTAAATGTCCATTTGTAGAAAAAAATAATTTTTTACCAATTTACAAAATAATAAGTCCTTGGATAATAAATACTCCCCCTGGATACTCTTGTTTATTCGTACCTCCATTAAATAATCAAGATGATAGATTCGAAATTATTTCTGGAATAGTTGACACTGATTGTTATCCGCAACCTATTAATTTTCCTTTTGTATTAAATGGGCACAAATACAAAACTTTAAAAACAGTGATAAAAAGAGGCACACCTATAGCTCAAATAATTCCATTTAAAAGAAATTCTTGGAAAATGAAAATAGATAAAATTGAAAATGAAAAATGGTTTAGTTTAAATTTTTTTAGATTAAGTTTTCATAAAGTTTATAGAAATAAATGGTGGAATAAAAAAAGATGCAAGTAAATCAATTAGAACAATTTATTAAAATTTATAAGGAACCCCTTGCTAATGAAACCATTGGTGAGTTACTTCAATTTTTAGATAAACAAGAAAAATTTACCAGAGGCACTACTTTAGGAGATCCTAAAGGTGAAGGGAATAATAAAAGTGGTGAAATTAGAAGTGTTAATGAACTTAACTTTACTAAATATAATCCATCTATGACTCATGTCCATTGGCATAACTTACTAGTGCGTGTGCTTAGTTATAAAGCTGAACATTATAGAAACAATTATTCAAGCACTATGCCTCCTGTAGGTATCACTCATCTTAGTGCATTGAAGTATTCTAAATCAGATCATTACCAATTTCATACAGATCATTGTCGAGAAATTCCAAGAACTTTAAGTGCAATTTATTTATTAAACAATGATTATGAAGGGGGAGATTTAGTATTTGATTTAGCAGGTGAACATTTTAGAGTACCAAAAAAACCAAACACATTAATTATGTGGCCATCAAATCATATATATCCGCACAAAGTATCAGAAATAAAAAATGGAGTAAGATACTCTTTAGTATCTTGGTTTTTATGAAAACATTAAAAAAAGATTTTAAATATAAAAAAATAGAAAACTTCTTAACTCAAGACGAAAGAAATTTATTAGTAAATTATACATTACTAAAGCATAAAAATAATTTTAAGGATTTTGAAATCCATACCTTTTCGAAAATGAAAGACACTAGTTTTTATGCTGATCCTGCCATGGAATCTTTAATGTTAATAAAAAAAGCAAGGATGGAAAAAGAAACTAATTTAAAACTTGAACCAACTTATTCTTATTGGAGACTATACACAAATAATGCAGACTTACGTCCACATAAAGATAGGCCATCTTGTGAAGTATCGGTAACAGTAATGTTAGGATCAAGTGGTGAGGAATGGCCAATTTATATGGATGGAAAACGTGTTGATTTAAAAGCAGGAGAAGCAGCTGTTTATCTTGGATGTGAATTGGAACATAAAAGAGACAACTTTCAAGGCGATTGGCATTCACAAGTGTTCTTACATTACGTTGATGTAAACGGTCCCTATATAGATTATAAAAAGGATAAAAGAAAAGACTGGGGTGAACAGAAAGGAGGGATAGTTTTATGAACGTAAAATTAGAAGATGATAAATGTTTAATAGAATTCACTGATCAAGAAATTGAAATATTTAAAAATAAAAAAACTTTAATCATAGAAAGAGACAAAATCGTGCCTATTGTCAAACCAATTTTAGAAACGTGCATTAAAGTTTTTCAACACTATGAAATTAATTACACCAAGGGAAAAGACCAATAGATACAGGATAAAATAGTTGATACTATAAAATAAGATCCCTTAATGTTATAATTCTTTTATGGCTTTAGCAAAATATAAAATAGCACCCGGATTTGATAAGCAATCTACACCAGCAGACGCAGAAGGTCGTTGGGTGGATGGTGATAATGTAAGATTTAGATATGGTGAGCCAGAAAAAATTGGTGGATGGGAGGCTTTAGTTAATGACAAATTAGTTGGAGCTGCTAGAGGGCAACATGTGTGGGCTGATACTGATGGTAAAAGATATGCAGCTATTGGAACAGATAAGGTATTAGTAATTTATTACGAAGGTGCATTTTACGATATCACTCCTTTAGAAACAGATAACTTTTCTACTGGAGCAAACATATCCACGACTAACGGATCAGCGATAGTCACAATTACAACATCCGGTGCGCATAATTTAGAAATAGGTGAGATAACAACTTTTGCTAACGCTGGATCTTTTACTGGTGCTAATACAGATTATACAGCAACTGATTTTGACGATAAATTATTTGAGGTACAAACAGTCCCCACAACAACAACGTTTACAATTATAATGCCTGCAGCTGAATCTAAATCAGGAGTTACTAATAACGGAACGTTAGATGTAAATCCGTATGAACCTGTTGGTCCTTTAAATCAAACATACGGATATGGTTGGGGAACTTATTTTTTTGGAGGAAGATCGACAGCGGCCACAACTACGACGATTAATAATGGTGGTGCTATGTTAGTAGGTGCTAACTCTGTTGTTTTAACAAGCACAGCAAGCTTGCCCTTAACAAATGGTAAATTAAGAATTGGTTCTGAAGACATGAGCTATACAACAAACACGACAGGCACAAACACAATAAGTGGTATAACTCGTGGCATAAATGGAACGACTGCTGCTGAGCACAGTAATGGCGCAACAGTTACCGATATAACTGATTTTGTTGGATGGGGTGATGCTTCAACTACAAATACAGTAACTGTAGAACCTGCCAACTGGTCTTTGGATAATTTTGGTAATATTTTAATAGCTACAGTACATAATGGTAGAACATTTACTTGGAACCCTACTGATACAAATCCACTTCAAACAAGAGCTGTTATAGGAACAGGTATGCCAACTAAATCTGTTATGACAATAGTATCTGATAGGGATAGACATTTATTTCACTTAGGCACCGAAACAACTATCGGCACTGCAACTTCCCAAGATAAAATGTTTATAAGATTTTCAGATCAAGAAAGCACTAGTGATTATGCACCAACATCAACAAACACTGCAGGAACATTTAGGTTAGATGACGGTACTAGGATAGTTGGAGCTTTTAAAGGTAAAGATTATATTTTAGTTTTAACTGACACTGCTGCTTATGAGATGCAATTTGTAGGGCCACCTTTTACATTTTCAATTAGAAAAGTTGGATCAAACAATGGTCTTTTAGGTCAGCATGCAGGAGTATTTGCGAATGGTGCAGTTTTTTGGATGGGTAAGACAGGAGGGTTCTATGTTTACGATGGAACAGTAAAATCGTTACCTTGTTTAGTGGAAGATTTTGTATTTACCACAGATGGTAATAATCCAGGTATAAATTATAATTCAGGTCAATTAGTATTTGGTGGTATTAATGAATTATACTCTGAAATAAATTGGTTTTATCCTTCAGCAAGCTCAAGTGTTGTAGATAGAGTTGTTACATACAATTTTGATGAAAATGTTTGGACAACAGGAACTTTAGATAGAACTACTTGGATGGGGTCTACTGTTTATGAAAAACCATATGCAACAGATTATAACGCATCTGATACACCAACATTTCCAGTAGTAAGTGGTGTTTCAAATGGAGGTTCTATATACTATGCTCATGAAGTTGGAGTAAACCAACTTAATGGAGATGGTACATCGACGGCAATTACTTCTTTTATAAAATCTGGTGAATTTGATTTAAATGGTAACGCCGGTGTGCCTGGAGATGGTGAATTTATTTTAAGTATGAGTAGATTTTTGCCTGACTTTAAAAGAATTAGTGGTAACGCAAAAGTTACAATATTTTTAAACTCCTTTCCTCAAGGATCAACGGCTGCCTCAAGTCCTTTAGGACCTTTTACTGTAAGTAGTACAACAACTAAAATTAACACAAGAGCAAGGGCAAGATTGGCCGCTGTACAAATAGAAAATGAAAGTCTTAACGAGAGTTGGAGATATGGAACTTTTAGATTTGATATAAGACCAGATGGAAGACGATAGTGAAAATCTATAATATCAACTGTAAATTAGTTGATACAGATATAAATATATCTGATAGTTTTAAAAAGTTAGTTGAATCCATAGAGCTGGATGAGAATTTTTCTAGTTATAATAATATAAATCAAAAAACTAAATTAATCGATTTTATTTGTAGCAACTACGAAAAAAGATTTTTAGATACAATCGCAGTTTTTACAGATCTAAAAAAATTAGAATCATTTAGAATCACCGATTGTTGGGTGCAAAAATATGAAAATAAAGAACATTGGCTACACGTTCATGGTACAGATAATTCAAAGTTATCTTTTGTGTGGTATGTGAATACATCAGATAAAAGCTCTCCAATAATTTTTCATAACCCAGGTTATCCTTATAATGATTTTTGGTATAAAAAGATTTATCCAGAAAAGAATAAATTTTTAATGTTTAATAGTTATATTCCACATAAGGTTGCTTATAATACAGACAGTGATAGAATGGCTATTAGTGGAAACATACATTTAATATGGCGAAAATAACTATACAGATACCTGAACCAAAACCTGAGTATACAGAAGAAGACCAAAGACAAATTCAACAGGCGTTAAGAACTCTTCAATCTCAGTTGAACTTCTCTTATGAGAATGATATAAAAAATGACATAAATGCTTTTAACTATTTTTTATCTTAATGACTACACAATATAAAAATCAAGGAATTAATTTATCAACGACAGGCACAACTTCTGTTTTGTCTTGCCCAACTAGTGCTACTTTTCTAGTTAAACAAATACAAGTAGATAACTCTTCTGGAAGTGCAGTAGACTTATCTGTGCAAGTAACAGATACATCAGCCACAGCGACTTTTTCAATATCTAGAAAAGCCATAGCAGCTAACACTGTTTCAAACATAATTACTCAGACACTGGTTTTAGAAGGTGGGGACATATTAAAAATGACAGCAGGAACAGCTAACGAAATACAAGGTATTATTTCATACGCACAATTAGATAGATCACAAGAGAATGGTTAACCCTGATAGATCAATATATTTAGGTTTAAAAATAAATAAGTACAAAACACCTACAGAGATAATAAATATTTTAAACGATCTAATTGACAAAAACTTACAAAATAAAGAACTTTCATTATATAACCATCAACTAGCAGGAGAGATAAAAGAAGAATGGGATATTTTAAAAATAATACCTAAAGAAGTAGAAGATTTTTTTTGGCAGTGTACAAATAATTATATAACAAATGAATTTAATATGTTTAATAAACTCAAATGCAAAGCACAATTTAATTCCTGTTGGATAAATAATCAAAATGAAGGCGAGTTTAATCCTCTACATGCGCATAATTGTGTACAACGAGCAGGTATTAGTTCAGTGCTTTTTTTAAAAGTTCCAGACTCTATAAATCAAGCACAACGAGAGTATAACCAAAACGAACCACCTAAAGCTGGCCGACTAGAATTTGTAGGTAGCGCAAGATACAGTTTTGGAAGAAATCAACATTTAGTGCATCCTAATGTTGGTGATTTATATATCTTTCCACATGAACTTCCACATTGTGTATATCCTTTTAAAGGAGAGGGTGTTAGAAGATCTTTAAGTTTTAATGTAGAGTTAGAGGAGATTCATGGCTAAAAAAACAATATTTTCTATTTCAATATCTGAAAATGTAATTAAAGATGCAGAGATAGATTTATGGATTGATAAAACTTTATATTTTGCAAAACAAGAAAACTTAAAAGTTTCTAACAGTAACCTTGGCGGTTATCAAACACCTAATGTATTAGATGCGGAAATAGCAAATTTATTCGGACCTTATGTAGGTAAAGCTTTAAAAGAGTTACATAATTCAAAAGCTAATATTCATGTCACGAATTTATGGATTAATGAAAATCCTAAAGCTAGTGCAAATTCTTTACATACTCACCCTCACTGTCAATTTTCAGCAATATATTATAAAGAAGTTCATAAGAATTGTGGTGATTTGATATTCTATAGATCAGATATGGCCTCTGTGCCTGAACATAAAGTTCAACATGAACACTTTAATGAGAATAAA